CTTTCTTAAGGAATGGGCGAACTGTCGAATAGAAACCCGGAGCTTCTCCACCACTTGTCGTGTATTTCGCACCGAACGGACCTGCTGATATGTTCTGGCGAAGTTGCTGAACGATTATGACGGCAGACCTCGTATTGGCAAGGCCTTGCTTTACCATGCGGAGCACCTGCCCAGCGATTTTCGCTTTCTCCGTATTATAGGAGCCCGCAATCTTTTGAGCTGCTTCATCGCTTTTAGCCGCAGCGACCGCTTTACGCATTTCTTTTTCCAGCTCTTCGTCGGAAGTCAATGCGTCGAATGAATCCAAAATATAGATGAAAGGCTTGTCTCCGTTCAGCAGATGAAGGACATTCGCCTTGAAATTTTGAATGGTATTTGAAAACTCGTTGAGCGGCGGGGCCTTAAGGCGTTCTTTTGTTTCGCGTCCGAACAAATACCCAATATCAAAATCCATACGCGCTTCCACGTCGTCATGAATAAGTTCATAATCGTCGAAGCGCGGACTATGAGCTGCTTCCGCCATGCAATGGAGAGATATTGTGGTTTTACCAGCGGACGAAGCACCAGGAAGTGTCGATATTCGTCCAAGCGGAAATCCGCCATCAACCATGTCGGTACACGCCAGATTAAGCAATGTGCTGCCGGTGGGTAGAAAATTCTCCGGATTCAGCTCAATACGGTCATCGTCCACGTCTTTGGAGGAATGTCGTTTAATCTGTTCACCGAGATCATCGTTTTTGCGTTTCACTGATCCGCTCCTTTAGAAGGTCTTTATTAATGAACAGACGACCCATTTTTCCGAATGGTTGTTTGCAGATGTCTGGGGTTTCTTTCTGCCAAGCTCGCACCCAGTTGATAAACCCTGTACGCGAAATTGGGGTGCCTGTTGTTTGTTTGACTAATTCGAGGGCTTGCGTAGTTGTGATGTATTTTTCTTCCATGATAATGCTCCAAATAAGGAGAGGCGGTATCAAACCACCTCTCCCAATTATTTAGCCTCCTAATTCTTCCTTTTTGTCGGCGCAGGCGTCCCACGTGGCATCATCGCACTTGTCACAATCAACGCCGTGTTCGCCGTGATCTGCGCCGAACTCGTGTCCGAAGGGACAAGGGTTTTCTTCCTCGTCCTTCTTCTTGCTGGCGCGTTGCCGCTGACGGCGTTTGGGTTTCTCTTCTTCCTTCTTTTCATCCTCCTCGGGCTGAGGCTCCTCTTCGGACGAATCCTCGTCCTCGCCTTCATCTTCGGATTCGGGCTCGGGCCTGGATGTGCGGCGAGAACGAGCCGGCTGCTTTTCTTCCTCTTGTTCCTCTTGTTCCTCGTCATCGTCGGCAGCACCCCACATCGCTTTTTCCAGCTCTGCGTAAGTAGGGATCTTGAGGAGTTCGTCGAGATTGACAACCTCGGCAAGCACGTCTTTGGGGATGTCGGCACCTTCCTCACGCTCGATAAAGTCGATGCGGTCGATTTCCAAAAAGTCCGGATTGATGTTCGTTTCTTTCCAGCGCGTCTTGAGATCGAACCCGAGGTCGTCGGTGAAATAGAAGCTACCCCACTCCTCGTCACCCTCTGCGGTCTCTCGCACGATCTGATGGCCGAACCAGGTGTAGGGGTAGTCAAACACATAAACTTTACCATCTTTGTGGTCGTAGATGTTGTAAAGTTCACGCTCCGAATATTTGAGCGCACGTTTTTCGTCCTTCTGGGTGTCCCAATCGAGTGTACCGAAATGTTCGCAGACCGGACACGGCTTACCAACCGACGTAGGACACACCATTTTCACGGTTTTGCCTTCGATGGTCGGAACGCGATGGACGCGATAGGGCCGGCAATACGCTTCTTCACCGACCTCTGCTTCCGGGTGTCTCGGGTCCGTCACCTCATAGGGCAGAATTGCGATGGTGGCATGAGTTCGCGGCTTCCAGAAATCACCGGTGTAGTCCAGAGTTGCTGTTCCCCGAGAACGCATCTGTCGTTGTTTGGCACGCTCTCTGGCTTTTGTTGCGCGTTCCTTACGAATTTCTGCGCGGCTTTTCTTCTTCGCCATCATTAGCCTCCTTCAATTTTTTGATGATTTGTGTGATATACCAGGTCATTCCAGTCATCTTTGCGACCGTCCCGACACGCACCATGATAAACCACCATACCGGCGCAAGTACGAACAGTACGACAGTTGCTCCAATAGCTTCTTTAATCACGCTTCCTCCGTCGCTTCGCCCTGTCGATGTTTTCCTTTGATTTTGTTCTCATCGCTTTGTCCGCCTGCTTTGCTATGCCATATTCCTTGCCGAGGTCACGCGGCTCCTTCGGCCCAGCGAAGTATTGCATACCCATAAGCCGCACCATGTTTTCTAGCGATGACTTTTTGGCGTCGATGGCTTGCGTGATGGCATAGAGCAGATTTTGAAGTTCGCGCCGCTCAATGTAATATGCTTCGGCTTCGCGCACTCGCCCGTTCTCAATCACGATATTGGCAATAGCCCCCTCCGTCGGCTTTCTGTCGCTGCCGGTGTACTCTCGCGGGTTTTCACGCACGTCCCGGTCCACTTCAGCTTTTACGACCTCAAGCCGTTCCTTAGCTCGGTCGGTTTCCGCTCTGGCATGTGCGAGGGCTTCACCATATTTTGCGGTGAGATGTGGTTGCTGCATCCATTCCACATCGAGAGCGTTAGGGTCGATTTCGATGTCTTGCTCGAAATCTAGGACCCCCTTCTTTGCCAATTCACGTTCTTTCGTCTTTTCGTCCATAACATCCTCCTGCTACATATGTTATACAGTCGAGACTAAACTTCCATAATTATTCAGTCTGCATGGCCTCGTAACAGGCCATAACAAGCTGGGCTTTGCCGACTGGACCCTCATAAAAATAGTCACGGAAACAATCCATCACCGCGAATGCAGCTTCATCTCCATCGATGAGTATCTTGCGGAAATACTCGAGGACGACACGCCGAACAGATTCACCGTCCTCATCTTCAAGTCCGCGCAATATCGCTGCGATGGTGGGCCAGGGTTTGTTCTTCACCAGAGCGCGGCACAATTCGATCACCGTGTTTTCACGTTCTGCGGCTTGTGTTGCGGCTTGAAGCATTTCGTCCCGGTCGAGGTGTATAACCTGTCCCAATATCTTCAAAGCCACCCCCGGACTGCCCAACGCATCGTGCATGATGCGTTGTAAGACCTCTTGGGGAATGCGTTTTCTCTGTTTTGCACACACACCCCTCAAGAAGGACTCCATGTCGTAGTCTCCAAGCGGTTTCAGTGCAAACTCCGTGCACCTACGGCGCAACGTCTTTTTGAGTTTTTGCGGGTCTGTTGTGGCGAGCGTGATCCACGTGTTTGGGGGTGGATCTTCAAGCAGCTTGAGGATCGCTTCTTGTGCTGCTGGTGACAGACGGTGGCATTCATCAAGCAACCACCACGTATTCGTCCCGTGTGCTGGACGATACATGCTCTTTTGCCGAATCTCACGCACCATTTCTATACCGCCAAAATCTGACGTGTTCAGTTCATGGCGTTCGGTACCCCGTGCGTCGATCTTGTCGGCAAGTATCCGAGCAAGTGTGGTTTTACCACACCCTGAATCCCCAACAAACAGTATGGCGCGATTAGGGTTGGTTTCTTCCAAATGTGCTTTGAACTGGGTGATCACGGTTTCATTGCCAACAAATTCGTCAAGCGTCGTTGGTCGTAAATCAGTGTGCAAAGGCATAGTCGTCATCCTCCTTCATGTCGTCCCATGACCCGTCGATTTCCGAAAACTCAATGTCCACCTTCAACGGAATCACGAGTATATCCGCCCATTCAGATGGAAGTCGTTTGGTCATCACGTCAAGACAGATTTCGGTCACGTCCTCTCGTTCCTGTGGGTTCATGTCACCATCAATTTCGTCGTGAATCTGCCCAAGCAAGAACGAGTCCATATTTCGTCGTTCTAGTTCCTCGTGTATTTCAATGAACGCCCAAAGCAGCATATGGAATGCAGACCCCTGCACCGGGTAGTTGATGCACTGATTCCGGCTCATATAGCCCTGACAACGGAAACCGGTCAGCGTATCGAAATACCCTTTAGTTTCATATTCTGCGTACCAGTCCTTACGCCACTGATTGTAGTCCGGGAATCGTTCACCCCAAAACCAATCTTCAACCTTGCCAACGTGTTGTTCAAAATCAGCGTAAGATCTGATGCCTTTTTTATGGAGGTGTTGTTTTAGTGGCGTTCCATTTGCAGTAGCAAGATCATAAATCTCGATGTCATCCCACATATGGTCAGCGCATGATTTGTAAAAGTCTCCATAAAACTCTGGGAATATGAAACCGTTCTTTCCGCCGTGATGGCGCAACGCTTCATACGTGGCTGTGCCTTTCTCACCAAGCTCGTCCCAGGTGAGACAATAGTTTTTCATCGCCGCATCGCGGTGCATGTCTTTGGATTTATCAAGTATCTCCGCCCGCATATTGGGGTCTTTGTGATAACAATACCCCATGCGAATTTCAGCACCAGAAAAGTCTCCAGCAAATAACTGCCGTCCCGGACGTGGTATGAAACACCTGCGTATGATTCGCATGATGTCTTTCTGTCGTTTGGGCTGATTGTGGAAATTAATGTTGCTGGATGAGGAACGGAACGTCTGAACGCTATGGGTGTGGAAAAACGGGTGAAGCAGCCAGATACCCTTCTCATGTCTGACTGTCTCTTTAATTATCGCGCTCAAAAACGTATTCCGCGCTTGGAATAGCCGCCTGTACGTTAGGACTTCGTTGACAAAGGGTTGTTTCAATGTCTCAAGCGCCCTTTGACTTGTCGAGGGCTTCCCAGACGCGGTCAGCTTCTTGGCTTCAAACCCCATCACATTGTACAGAATGTCCGCCATCTGATCGTTGCTTTCGAGGTCTGTATTGTCTCCATACTTCTTGCGCCAAGCCCGCAACAATTCAGTCTGATCCAACCGTCGGCGGTATCGTTCTAGCTTATCACCCAATCGTTTGTACATCTTCCGCGCATACGGCATATCCACCCGTATTCCACGCCGCTGTGCTGCGGCAAGAGCGAGTGCTCCGCGGTGTATAAGGTCGTACCCGATTGGGGCGTTCGGGTAAACAGCTAGTTTTGGTTCCATCTAAATCACCTGTAGTTGTGTGAATTGTGGGTAAAACTCTTTTTGCCAGACAAAATGAGCATATTCAATACTATCTCCGCCTCCATCTTGTGTGAATGACATCCTGGCGTGGTGAACATAAACGTATTTTGGCATGTGCTTCTCCCACAAATAATAACGTGCTTTGCTTCCAAAGAAATTAAGACGGAGCAACATTATGACGAACCCTTGCGGAGCCACGTCGTCGATGGCTTTTTCGATGATTTGAAGGGCGTGGCTGAATGGCGGGTTTGTTATTATGCAGTCATAATTCTTGGCCACTGAAAAGGACAAATAATCACCAACCATATCTGCCTGGCTGTCTTCTCTTATATCCAAAGTATCTACAACACATCCAAAACGAGATAATGCTTTCGGGTATGACATCGGGTTTTTATCATCTCCTCCAGCACAAGGGTCCAATACCTGTCCTGTTTCAAGAATCCTTTTCATTTGAGTGTCATGGCGCCGGAGCCGGCCTAAGAAATGAATAATGTCTTTGACAGGAGTGATGTAGTAATCACTCGCATGTCTTTTTCCTCCGCGTTTTGTGCTGCTCATACGAGCCCTCCCTCAATCATTTTTCGGGCAAGCCAGTGCTCATACAACCCGTCATACGCGCCATATGTGAGCAACGTCCGCATACCAGCCTCCGTCTCGGCTAATTTTAATATGTGGTTTCGTGCATTTGCTCCATGTGCTTTATCCTCTTCTGACGATGCTTTTAGCCACTGTTTCATATGGCTATCGTAATCGGGCACACCGAAGTTCACATAAGTTTGAAACTTGAGGGACGTGGACCGCGGACGATTGTCGAGAACATGAACACCGTTCATCGTACATAACAGCCACGGATTGATCGTCACCCCAAGTTTTGCCCAAGCCCACATTTGCTCAAATGGCATGTTGTGGGCGGTCTTGTGGATGCCAGAATTAACTAACACCCGTTTGAGCGTCACCTGTTCACTCTTGCGTGTCGGGAATGGACAAGAAATCACCTTATCCCAATCCCACGCCATCGAGAATGAAACGATACGGCTGCCGCGCCCGTATGCCCGCAATCTGTCGGTCTCCCAATCGAGCGTGACTAGACTGGCTTCGAGGTCAATCTTTTGCAACGTGAGTTCAATTTGTTCCGGGTCCGTTATCAATTCCATATGATCTTTGGGATCAGGGAATTTCGGTACTGGAACGTCGAGCGCATAGTGCAAGGCGCGTTCGAGGTCTTGTTCAAACAGGGTTTCCACGACAATCTCCGGGTTTCTGTCCTCAAGCGACCGCAACACATACGAGGGGTGATATAGCGGACAGACCCAGGCCCCTGTTTCCTGATCTGGGATACAATACCCACGCCAGCGATTAATGCCGCGAATCCCGTTATCGTCTCCAACATACCGGTTGAGCACAAATGAATGTACAGCAAGTTTGCCGAACAGAATAATCGCGGTTGGTTTGAGTCGTTTAATATGCCGCCACACCCGGGGCTGACAATAACCGACCTCTTGTTCAGTAGGGTTGCGCGGCGCCCCGTCCTTGTCATAGGGGCAACAACCCACCGCATTCAATGTCCAACAATCTTGTGCGAGATTGACGCCATATCGGCGCAACACACTTCTGATGAATCGTCCAGTCCGGCCTACAAAAGGCTCGTTCTTTTCGTCCTCTGTAGCACCCGGCGCCTCGGGTATCACAAGAATACCCTTCGCGCCCTCACCGTAAACAGGGATTTTGGGTGATTGGCAGTGTTTGGACAGACCACAGGCCCCGCACCCTTCACGTCTGGTTTGGGGTGTTTTGAACTGGACTTCTTCTGCGGAGAAGAACCCCATAAATTAACCCTTCAACATACGGACATAGTGATTGAATGATTCGGTGGAGAACACTAACAAGTTTTCTCCAACCCCCATTTCACCAGCCTTGTCCACGATTTCACGAAGGATGTCTGGATTGACGTACACGCTGACAGGTTCACCCTTATATCGCATACGCGACGACCCGGTAAACTGTCCGTAGTCATCAATGCCCTTGACTACAAGTTCACCTTTTTTGAGGGAGAGTTGCACCCGCTCGTCAAAACTGTAATCTCCATCAGCAAACACACCAGCACCAGTAAGCAACGCTGAAATGTCGTCTGGCAGTTTGTAGGTCTCACCAGGCTCCTCCAGCATTGCGTCGAGATTCGGATAGTCCTCACTGTAGGTGCGCGTTGAGAAGATGATTCCGGTATCGCCCTCGATGAAGTGCAACCACCCTCCCGTTTCATTGTAGCCAGTAATCTTATACCCGATAAGTGTGCGTGCTGCGGCGCCAGGGAGCATAATCGGGTCATTGATTTGGGTGTCCATCGGGTAGACGGTTGCTCTGAAATCATCACACGATTCGATCTTGTCTGGGGTGATGTGAATACAGGTTAGTTTGGGGCGGGTCATATCTTTGCCAACAGAGAACAGACAGGCACGAATGGCTTCCGTGATTTCCGGATTGATTTTGATCCACTTCATGGGGTATTTGAGTTCTTCGAGCGGTAGCGTAACTTTAGATTCTCGCGCCACCTTCGCCTCTCTTCGCGGAGCTTGTAGTTTGAGGTGTTTGTCTGTCATTTCCACCTCAAGCTCGTCCGCCGTCACAACGTCGTCACTGATGACCTTGTACAACCGTGTGGCTTCAATGGCTCCCTCTAAACCCAATGCTTTACCATTGGGCAGTGGAGCACTGACAGCCACGCTATCGTTGTATGTGAATACCTGTCCGTCTTTGAACACATAACTGGTGCTCTGTTCGATAATCTCCTTGCTAGCGAGACCGGGACGTACTCGCTCAAGGAGGGTTTGAAACTCTTTCCTATTGATCTTCATCGCTTTCCTCCTTGCACGCCGCACAACCAAGGCCCTCACATACTGGACAAGTTTCATCCATAAGTACGTCACGGACCCAGGTGAACCGGTTGATCATGCCTTGGTCTTTTTGCACGCCAAGATAATAGTAGGACAACAAAATGTTTATTTCGTCCATCCTTTGTATTATTGGCGTACGTTCAAACGGGTGTCCATATCCTGCTAAGTATAACAACATGGATTGTTATCTCCTGCGCCGTTGTGCTTCTTGGGTGACAGCTCTGTGGTCTTCCTGCTCGGTATAACCCAGTGTGCAACGGATGCCAATCTTTGGATCTCCGTTCGCATATCGGCCAATCGCGGATATGAGGAAATTGCGTTCCTCGTCATTTGAAAAATACCCGCCTGTGTGTTGATTGATGAGATACATTATCATAATCCAAACCTCGAACCAGACCTTTTGAGGTCAAAGGGCCACGGCCATGCTGGCAGGGTTTTGACGAATGTCTGATAATACAGGATGTTCAGTTCATCCCGTTGTTTGTAGTCCGCACAAAGCCCGTTCTTCACGGGGAACGCAATCGGAATGGGTTCACCCGCCGCTATTTTCTCCTCGCGCACCGCTTTCGAATCGAGCCAGGTCTCTCCAGCCTGCTTTGTGTATTTGAATTCCCCCCTCTCATCAAGATGATCCTTAGGCTCGATGTGTTTGACGTCCATCGCTCCAAGTTTGAACCCCATGAGTTCAAAATAATCGAGCATCTGCGCTTTCATGTGGGGTTTCATATGCTCGATGTGTTGAATTTGTCCCTCACCGAGTTCTGTTTTTTTGGGAGATAAGGCAGACACACACACAACATGGGGCGCGATGTCATAACGATATTTACCGCCTTTACGCGGGGGTACAAGTACGGACCCGTTCCGGGCTATCTGCAACCAGGACGCGGAGTCTACCGAATACCATGGGTACCGACGCATCGTCTTGACCGACGTGACCGCAAACCCATGAAACTTGACCTTGGGCATACCGTCTGAATCGCACACGACTGGCATACACGAATCGAGATACGCCGCTTTGTCTTTCGGATTTGCTGCGTTGTCTGGAGAAAGACCGACGTATGGAAAGCCGGAGTCAATCATATCTTGCAGATATTTGAGATCTTCGCCCATGTGGTGAACGGGTACGAGCTTGTCGATTGGTACCCCACGCTTGAGCATGTGTTGTGCGTTATCCATCGTGACTTTAGCAGAGTGATTCCGCTCCGATTCACTCGGGTTGCGGTCTCCTGGTTTGCTTGGAATACGGTCCAACACCGCCACAGCCTCTATGATGTCTAGGTGATTGAGGACGAAATCAGTGTATTCATCAACATTGATTACATCCCCTTTCGTCCAAACGCTAAATGCGCCGGAATCGAGAAACAATTTGGGACGATTAACCATCGCAGTTCTCCGTGTTGCCAGTTCTTTGAAATAATACCTCTCCGAATTGTATGTTAAAATGGCAGCGTATGAGGATAAACGATTCGCTCCATGTTTCAAAAACAAATCAAGACGAGCAGTGCCAAACTCATACCCCGTGCCCCAATTACCCGCCAGATATACGATCATAGTTCGACAGTCAGCCGGACACCTGTCAAAATACGTTCCCGATCTCCTTCTATAGTCGAATCTCGCACATGGACAGCATCTACGCGGGAGACTCTACTGCCGGTTGTGGTTTCAAATTCGCACAACAGAGCGGTGATTTCACGCTCCAGCTGGGCTCTTTTGGCCTGTGCCTGCGTAATGGTGACTGTGCTTGGCTTGTCCATTATTCCTCCTATGCTGAATTGAACGGCCCATATTCACGCCCATAGTGATCAGCTATCACGTCGATTGTGATACCGCCACGAGCTTTGAACGCACCATGGATTTTGATATACGACGGGTTCAGCACCGCGACGAGGTCGTCGAGTATTTTGTTGACGATTGTTTCCATGAACGACCCGTATTGCCGGTAAGCAAACAGGTACAGCTTCAAACTTTTGGACTCGACACACACGTCGCCGGGGACATAGACGATTTTGATTGTGGCGAAATCAGGCTGTCCGGTTTTCGGACAGAGGCTTGTGAACTCGTCGGTCTCATGTTTCACATAATACTCACGGTCGGGGTAGTTATTCGGAAACGTCTCCAGTATCTCCGCCGCCGGCCCGTCGTACTGATAGTCCGTTTGTGCTGACCCGAGTTTGGTCAGGTCTTTCGCTTGATCTTCCATAGGCTGCCTCCATAAAATCGTTTGACACCTCGCCCCGCTCAACAACCGCGTGGTACGAGAAAAGTCGGTTTATACCCATACGTCTGAACCGTTTATGTCGATTGACACCTCCGCCAGGATTACCCGCGAAATAGAGAATCATGGAATGCGCAGCGGTTGCTCTGGTATCACACGATCATCCTGCTCCAACCATTCGATGATCTCCTCTATTTTCGTCTTGATCTCGAAATGCACAGCCCATGCGTTTAATCGCTTGAGCTTGCGTATGGTTTCGTTTTTGCTGTCTCTTGTGACTCCTCGCACGTCGCACAATGCTCCGCGCGTTTTCCGATCAATTTGAAGCATGTTCCATCCGCGTCCGTACATCTGTGTGGTCATGAAATGTGGTGTATCGGTGGAGGACATGCGGACACGAATCAGTTCAAAATCGCAAGTAAATGGACGGCGGTCGTAGATACGACACCGTCCGTCCGTTTCTTGAACATAACGGCAGAAATGATCGTTGTGGTCTTGTTGTACATCACTCCAGATTTCGATTTTCTTGTCATTGAACTCGACGACCCGGAGTTCGACGCGCCCGGGCTTCAATTCGTGTGGAATGTAATCGAGAGAGAACCGCGAACAGCAAGCACCACAATGGGCCGGACAATCCACACCACGCACTATGCCAGGTGACACATGTAGGGGGTGCGGCTTGTACGTCACACCCTTATATGTAAACGGCTCTCTTGTGACGGCGGCGAAGTATTTCACCACCTTGTCAATCGAATCTGGGTAGCGACTCATGTCGTTGCCAACCTTGCATTCGTGACCAGTTGCAAGAACTCATTACGAGCAGGACCCTCCTCAAGGAAGTCCCCCTTAAGGCTGTCCGTGACCATCGTCGAACTCTGTTTGCTACACCCGCGCATCCGCATACAGAAATGGACCGCTTCAATCATGCACGCCACTCCCCGGGGCTTGAGGTGTTCCATGAGTGCGGAGGTCACTTGTTCGGTCAAACGTTCTTGGATTTGTAAACGTCGAGCATACAAATCCACAAGCCTGGCGAGTTTGGACACACCGATCACGCGACCGTTGGGAATGTAGGCAATGTGTGCTTTGCCCACAAACGGCAGCATGTGATGTTCACACATGGAATACACCTCAATATCCCGAAGGAGGACCATACCTTCATAGGTGCCAGCGTCAAATGTCTTGAGCAGGTCATTCGGGTCTTGGTCATACCCGCGAAAAAGTTCATAGTATGCACGAATGACGCGGTGTGGTGTTGCACGGAGTCCTTCTCTATCGGGGTCATCACCTGTTATTTTGATCAAACGTCGTACCGCATCCAATTTAGGATCTATATGGTGTTGGGTGGTCATTTGGATGTCTCCGGCGACTGTTTTACTTGGCTGTCTATGTGGTGTTTGAGTGTTTCAATATCCGCCCGTATCTGCCACAAAATACCACTGGCTGCAACAAAGTCACCTCTGTTATACTTGTAATGTGCTTTGTTCAGATGGACGATCAGATGATGAAAAGCCTCTGTTTCTACATTCATTTATTCGTACTCCACAGGGTCTACTATAGAGTTTGCTTCAAATGCCTCCAGCCGCTCGACACAAGAACCGCACTTGCCACAGGCAATAGGCTGGTCCTTATAACAGGTGCGTGTTAGGTGATAGGGCACCATCAAAACACTACCGAGTGTAATAATGCTCGTTTTATCCATATGAACAAACGGAGCGATAACCTCCACCTTCTTGTCCGACGCGAGGTAGATAGTGGTGTCGATGGCTTTGATGTACTCGGTACGACAATCAGGGTAAATGTGGTGATCACCCGAATGAACAGCTACGGCCACCGCATCCATGTCCCATGATTCCGCGTACCCGGCGAGCGCGGCGATGAACAAGGTGTTTCTCGCGGGTACGACGGTTTGTTTCATTGAATCCTCGGCATAATGACCTTCCGGGATTTCTCCGCCGTGTTCGAGGAGGTTGGATTGAAACATATTTACAACGGCGGTGAGGTCGATCACGTCAAGTGGACCATAACCGTAAAACGAAGCCACTTTTTGTGCCGCCTCGTTTTCATACGGATTATGTTTCGACCCGTATTTGAATGTGACTGGAAACACGTCGTGGTGGTGGGCGATAAGATGTGCAAGCAGTGTGCTGGAATCCATTCCACCTGAAAGGGCTAAAACGATACGCATTTAATCCTCCGAAAAGGTTGGGGCGGGTCAGGAAAGAGAGAGAGAAAACCTGACCCACCCCGTTTGCGAGGAACGCCTCTATTGTTCGACCTTGTCACCGAAGGTGAGGGTCTTGTTCTCGTCCTCGACAATAAGCCGATCGAACTTGCAATACTTCGGGTTCTTGCCATCACAAATGATGACTTGAATCGCGGATTTGGTGGCATCAGGAAACTTCTTCATGGTCTTTTCGATGAGTTCGTTCCGATTGATACCCTTCTCGATCAACGGCTTCATGAAAGCCATCCTATCCTTGATTTTGGTGCCCCGGAAACCGCCCTTCTTGACCCCTTCTTTTTTGGGGGTGTCTTTTTTGGGCTTCTTCTCCTCGATTTCTTCTTCGGACTCCTCTTCGGGCTCCTCGACTGATGTTTCTTCTTCGGGCGCCTCGGCGGGTGTTTCTTCTTCGGCAGCGGATGTTTTTTCGTCCTCGTCCGCACCAACAAGGTTCAGCTTGTTCATGTTGGCCCAGGCCTTGTCCGAAAAGAACTCTTTATCCTCCGGGCGGAAAAGACCGGCAACATCCTCAAGCTGGGTTTTGAGTTCGCCGATGGAGCCGGATTCCTTGAGGTCTTCGCTCAAGATGTCCGCCGCGTTGATCTCCTTGGCAAGCGCCACCAGCTCGTCCTTCTTCAACTTTGCCATTTGTTGTCCTCCTGTTCTGTTTCGTTCCCTTGCAATCATATTATACGCTGGGGAACAGTTTCCATTACTTGACCCCTACAATTTTGTGTAATTGCACGTTCAGCACAAAGTCCCACAGGCCGTATTCCATAATGAATTGCACAATCCGCAACCCCATGTCTGGCCCACCTTCAACTTGTGCAGGTGATATGGCGAATCGGATGCTCCGGTTCACTGAACGCATGATTCTTGCCGTACGGCGCGCCTGAGTAAGATCGCGTTCGTCCGTCACCACAAACTTCACCCAGGGGCGCGGATTGCGAGGGAGGTTGTCAGCAAGATGCCCCGCTGGGAACATCGCAGTTTCCATACCAGAGCCCGGCAGCTTGTAATCACAAACCCACGTCACATCAGCCCACATAGCCCAAATAGGTGGTTGGATTGAACCGTTGGTTTCAATCGTGATGTCACATTGAGGAATGAGATGTTCAATCAGTTCTAGCACACCCTGCTGGTCGATGAGCGGTTCACCACCGGTTATGGTCACGTTCGGACATGCTTGCACCCGGACCATGTCCGCGACCATCGATGGTTTTAATGTTCGTCCGCCGGCAAACGCTTGGGTCTGCGGTGTATCACACCACACACACCGTAGATTGCACCCTTGTAAACGAACGAACGTGGCGGGCGATCCGGGCCCCGGCCCACTCACTTCCCCGTTTATAGACCGGAAGATTTCATGAATTTCCATGTTCACTCCATGACTTCCGCCATTCGGCATAACTGTCATCTGTTTCGTACAAGCGGACCCTCACGAGGTCAGATCTGAAATGGTACATGAGCACCGTCACGATCCACATGACCGTATTCTCTGCGGTAGGCGGCTGGAATTTTTCCGGCAACACCTCATTCAGATTTTTGTGGTCGAGTTTTTCAACCACATTGTTGTTGACCACACGCTTGAGATCACCGAAATCTATGACCATGCCGGGATATATATTCTCTGGGTTCTTGACCCACGGACCTTTCACCTCAACCTCAAGCGTGGCGTTGTGTCCGTGGGAATTGACACACTTACCCTGGTATTCAGGTAAGTGATGTCCATAACAAAACTGGAATCGCTTGCAGACGGTCAGCATCATTGTTCTCCATCTTTGTTGGGGTTGCACAATAAACGACAGAAACGGACGATACCATCCGTGATTACACCATCCTCGTGCATGGTCTTAAAAAGGGTTGTCAGGTCTTCATCCACAAGCAGACCACTTTCCAACACATCTCCGATAGTAGCAAGACCTGATAGGACGCCCGGAAGATGTTGGATCAGCGCATGTTTTCCTAATTGCTTGCGCAACGGCTCGCGCGTTTCTGGTGGCATGTCATTCACCCGAGTAGCCAGTTCTTTAATCAGTAGCCGCCGCGCATCAAGTGATTCTCGAATGTCACCGAGAACTCTGGTGTCCATTTATTCCTCCTGTGTTTCAATCAATTTGCATCAAAGCCTCGAGTTCGTCAACCTCTTCCTTAGACAATCCTTCTCCGTCTCGCGCTTTCTCGAGGTATTCCACAATTTTCATACGGTACGCCTCATCGCGTTGTTCCCAATCGAGGAACAGCTTGACGGCCTCGCTGGGGGGCATGAAGTACCCTTTCTTGGAATACTTCACGCAACGGAACATCGAACTGATTGGGCAGTGAATGTTCCTGATCCGGAGAATCAGTTTCTCCTCGTCGTGGTCAAAGTTTGCGTCAACCAGAGCAGTCTCCGGCGACAATAAAGCACCGCGTATCACGGAAAAGTCGAAATTGTCGATGATTTCTTCCATCTCGCCGTTCGCCACAATCGCCCCCTCACGAATCGGCCTGATTAACTGGACTGCGGGGCAGTGGTAGAAAGGATTGTCTCGTTCTTCCGGGCGCGAGAAAGTGATAGCCACGTCCGATTCATGTCTGATGTTAAGATGCTGCTCCAACACTTTGCTTTGTCGCAAGAAAGCGTCCTCGTCTTTGCAATACACGTCCACGTCCCCCGCTTCGATAGGATTCTTGTTCATGCTGCACATGAAACGGACGTACCCACCACAGATAAATGTGGTTTTAACCAGTCGCACCCAAAGCGGACGAATCGCACCAAACCCGCGTATTACGGGGGCGTGAACGAAACCGTCTTGAACTTCGTACTTTTCCTTCTTCTCTGTTTTCTGCTTTTCGTCCATTTTACTTTTCCTCCATCGCGGCGCGGGCCACCTTGACCACATCGCTCATCGGCCCGGTGCCGACGTAACCGTTGCATATGGCAAGGATGTTGTTCAACGCTTCTTCCATCCGTTCCCGGCGTTCCCGCTCGGTTTCCAAGGCTTCGGCCGCTTTTCTACGCAAACTTTCTTTTCCACTTATGACCACCCTGTCCAGGCCAGCAGAAAATTCAAGCTGACCAATTTTTAGATTCAATCGCTCAATCTCAGCATCCTTCTTCGCGAGTTGGGCGTGAAGATTTTCCAAGTCATTCATTGATCTCCTCCTAGTTGTTTGCAAGCCTCGGCATGGCTGGCGGGCCGGGCGCTACTCCGGCTGGTCTGTGGGATCAGCTTGTGACATGTCCGCTGAATTTAATCCTGGCAACGCCCAGCCTAAAGGGCTTTTGCACCAGTACATTTCCGCCATTAACCCACAGTCGGTACGGGCCTTATCGGCTGCCCGGTTCTCTGGCTGCCTAGCATGTCTGCTTTCCACGCCGCCGCCAGCCGTAGAGACGATGAGAAAGCCCTATGCCCTGACTAGTATTGACTTCGGACCAGAACTCACCGCCTCTGCCGAGACTTGTTGTCAATGAGCTGTGTTTTTATTCGTTATTCACGTTATACGTTGGCGCGTCATATCCACTAACGATAACTTGCAATCAGAGGACGCGCGGTTTTCAATGACTGGAGCACTGTGACGCATTTTGTGGTATCATAGTCATCTTCCCTAACCACAATCTCGTTCCATCGCATACGCCCCATGCGCTTTTCAAATGGGGACTGATTCAGCCCGAACGTAGCGGTTACATGCGCGAGCTTCCGTTTGTCCTCACTAAAGTTCTTCATCGACAATGTTTTCGCCGTGTATGCCGCAGCATCAGCCTGGGTCGCAGTCACTACGCAACAACACCGCTCCTGTGATAATCGCCGTAATGAAGCCCACCGCTCGTTTTCCTGATGGCGGAAATCTTTGCGGAAAGTTTCTGGCGCCATGATGTCTGCGTAGTCGATGATTATCATTTGTGGCACCCATCCCTGCTCCGCTTCCAGCAAAGCCAGTTGTGCTTCGATGGTTTTGACGTTGATCGTGTAGTTTGCACCAAACATCATAAGCATAGCGTCCTCGCCGCATTGACGGTAGAACCGTCTCCGCGCCCGATCAGCGACTTCGGCAGTCATAGGAGTTATATGTCGTGATTCAAACCAGCTCGCCCCCTTAAAGTCTTTTGTCCCTTCACAAGCACGACATGGAGCATATCCCTGTTTCATTGCAGCCGAAAAGTCCTTGAATTGTGCAGGTGTTCCATCGTCGTTCCATTCGAGTATAATACTACCAAACCCCGCACGTTGCTCTTTACTGCATTGCCCGGACTGGTTGTATTCACAATCGAGGGCAGGGATAAGCACGTCACCGCAGTATCTTTCCTTGTGACTGCGCCCGCAAAGCCGAGCGTGGAAACGCAAGATTTGTTGACGGCGCGACAAGTCACCCGCCTGAACGAATAGAACCCGCTTTCCAAGCCTGCTAGCCCTAAATCCAAGCTCCATGAGCGTCCAGGTCTTCCCTATTTTCTCCCTCCCGAGAAACGAAACGAAGGAGTCCTCTGTGAACTGATCTTGTATGGTTTCGGATAAGGGTCCTGGAAGGTGAAGTAGTGGCTTGGGCTGATATTCGAGTGCGTCCTCAAACAAGTCGGCGTCGAACACGTCGATGACATCGGCTTGGACTGTTTGCGGCAGTTTGAAATCGACCATCGTCCTTTCAAGCTCGTCCACAGCTCCATCATCCGCTTTGAGTTCAATATCTCGCGCCAGCTGTTTGTATGCAGAGACCTTCAGCTTGTCGATGGCTTTTTCGGCAAGGTATTCGACGTTCAGCGATTCCTCCTGCTCGTATTCCTCCGACAACCCAGCGAGAAAGTCCCCAACATCTTCGGCGAGGTCTGGGTCGATGGTCTGATTCTCGACCTCGTCTCCATAAATCGCTTCGATCTCGCTTTTTGGGGCGCGATTGTATTGGTCATAGAAATCGAAGCACCAGGACAACACCCGGCGCATCATATCACCCTCGATCAGTTCTTCCCTGTAGGCTGGGCGGAGAATGGCGAGGAATCTGTCTGACATAACCGCTGCCATCATAAGACGGCGATCTAGCTTGCCTTCGTATTTCTTACGGCGTTTAATCGTCATACTATCCAACCTTCACCGGCGTACACATTTCACCAATCCGCCGACAAGTGCGCGGGTCGATCACATCCTCCAGTTGCTTAAGGTCGAGATTGGAGGTGATGTACGTTCGCTTGAGTCCAGTATACCGCTTGTCGATGATCGAATGGAATACTGACATGCCCCAGTCCGTGATTCGCGTAGCACCAACATCGTCGATCATGAGGACTGGTTTGTGGGAATAATACTCGACGATGGCGCGTTCTGATTTTTCTGAATCGCCGGAATACGACGCTTTGATTTCCATGAGAATGTCGTCCGCGGTGACGAATCGAGAACCAAGCAATCGCAATGACAGAGCACAGAGCAGATGCGTTTTACCGCTCCCCGATGGCCCGTATATGAACAACGATGTCTGGAGCAGGTCTATGTCCGTCTCCAGCTCAAAGTTTTCGAGGCGTGCATGAGCGAATCGTTTGGGCACCTGAGTAATCGCTAGCAAACGATCAATGGACGCGGTCACGTCTGCGGATGATTCCAGGACCGGCCTCTCCGGCTCGGAGATTGTACCAGTAGTCGAGATCGCCTTTCTCGTAATTGTGCCGTGGGTGTTTGTGCTCATGTCCGTTTCCTCCTGCAGCCGGGTCCGGGTAGATGTCTACCCAATTCTTTGAAATGGAGTGGTCGATTGCTGCTACCCATTTCTTTGGGTCAGTGCCTAGTTGTTTGAGGAGCTTGTTGATTTTTTTGGCGAGTCCTTGTTGGGAGAATGCGGATACTGGTTTACGAATACCGTTCCTATGATCGAACCAATCCCGCAATGCTTGGCGAAGTTCTTTATCCTCATACATGGGTGATGGAAGGTGTCGTTGGAAGAATCGTAGTGGAGAAGTGCCTAGCTTCCCATATTTATTGGGAGGAGATTTCCCTCTCACGCGCGAAGTGTGTTTTATTTCTTCTTGTGTTTTATTCTTATAAGAATGCCCCGATATGATGTCGGGACTTGTTTCGATATGATGTCGAGACTGGGAATTAGCGTCGGGACTTGTTTTGACATCATGTCGGGACTGGGAGATAATCTCCGCGATTTTGTCATAATTGATGCGAAACCATTGTCGGGCCGGCATTCCTTGTCTTTCTGTCTCCAACACACCCAATTCGACGAGGTCTTTTATGATGCGGGTTTGTTGTTTCTCTTTAATTCCCAGGTCTGCTTCTCGTTGCTCCATCGTGCGATGGAACCAGCCATCTTCGGAGTTGTTATACGAATCCACAGATACGAGGTACCCGACCATCAGAGCTTCCACTAATCCTATTGTTTGTGTTAACTTCTTGTTCACCTGCCAATACCCGTCTACGCTCAAAAGCGCCTGTCCTAAACTTCTATCCATTTTGGGCCTCCATTCTGAAGTCAAATAAAAAACCCTGCATCAGTTGAGGACTTCGGCAATCACGGACAGACGCGCGTTTTGTGATTACCGGAGTGGCGCTCCGGCGAATGATGCCAAAGCCCCCAACAAATACAGGGTTTGAAATACGCGCGTCCGCCTGTAGTCTCTCATCAAAGAACAGCGGTGCGCCACTACCGCCGGTTGAAAGATACGCCCTGTTTTTCACCGTGTCAAGCGGGGGACAATTCAGCATTCCTCCGGGTATTCGTAAGGGTAGCCGTTAGGGAGATAGTAACCACGCACATCGTTAAGTTCATATATTTGGGGCATTCCAGAATAATACCCATCCAGTCTTTTTGTGGATATTAGCGTAAATTCTGGGTCCCGGAGTTTGATGTTACTTTTCAGGATTCGGACTCTAAACCTATAGCGTTCATCATCAGAATCATCTTCCATGATTTTTATTAAAGCTATAAGCGAATCCTCTTTGTATTGGTAAATCTTGCCTGCTTCAACGAAGTCCCAACCGCTTTTTACTGCTCTACTCATCTAAAAACTCCTTTCTGATTGCTCTGGCATCTGTATCGCTCATGTCTGCCGGGTCGTGCCCGTCAAGAATCAATTCCTCAACCTC